AGTTATTTCTTCTTGTCCAATCGACTATCTCATTCTTAAGCGCCGGTACTTTGGAGATTTTGTCGCATACGTTCAATCGCTTGCAGCCAGAAAGCCTGTTTCAGTTGGAATAGACGTTCATAGTTTGGATTGGGCGTGCTTGTACAGTCGTTTATCGCGCACTTCCAAATCAGTCCTCTCTGGTGACTTCACCAACTATGATGGTAAGAAACCCAAATTTGTTGGTCAGTTCTTTTTGGATTTTGTCAATCTTTGGTACAATGATGGCCCTGAAAACGCTACCATTCGTGCAAACATTATGAAACATTGTTTTGATGCCCACCATATCGTTTACGACTTGGTTTATGTTGCCCATGGCGGCGGGCCTTCTGGTGAGCCCAATACTTCCATTTCCAACTCTTTTGAGAACATAATCATGACTTACACCATACTCACTGAGATCATGCATCTCACTGAAGATCAGTTTGAGATGTGTGTTTACGGAGATGATGGAATTACGTCTATCGATGTGATAGGCATTAAGTGTGAAGATTTAGCTCCTCACTACTTAAGCCTATTTGGGATGACTTACACCCACTGGTCCAAGAAAGAGAATCACGAACATGATACTATGGAATCTATAAGGTACCTAGGTAGATCGTTTGTTGATGGTCTCCGTGCCCCTCTTGAAGAACGCACTGTTAAGCAGTGTGTCATGTGGAGACGTGGCAAGGAGAATGCAGATGTTGTGTTGCTTTCAACCATCGATACATTCATGGTTGAAATGTCACACTTTACTGAAGATGAATTCAACACTGCGGTTGACGAACTTTATGTTGCCATTGCTGTAAGAGCTCCTCGGCTTCTATCGTCTGCACAACAGCGTCGCCGGACGTACAACAGCTATCAAGTTGCCAAATATGATCCTAAATGTATTGGTAAAGGCTTTCCTGGTTATGGTAAGAATGCAATTCCTAAAGATCGTGTTGTTGATGTGTTTGAGCCCCACTGTGGCGGTTTTACCACTCACTCCAGTGTGGCTAAGACTAGCCAGCTTAATGTGGAGAACACTCCCAATCTTGAGTTCACTGAACGTGCTTCCAACATGTTGGTACCAACACAGCAGAACCAGTTAGGTGACGTTTTAGACGCTGCTCCAATCGGCAATTCTGCAGTGGACTCGGTAATGTTTCAGCAACCACACCAGGAGTTTAACATGGAGATTTACGATCTTAATGGTGCCATGAACCGCACATATGAATTGGCTCCTATACCATGGACCGCAGCTAGCGGAACTGGCACTCTGTTGGCCACCTATCTGTTTCCTGACGTGCTTTTGGCTAAGCCGTTTCTTGCAAATAAAGCCGCTGATTTCATGTATATGAGGACTCCCACTCGAATTTCTTTTCGAATGGCTGCTAATAAGTTTCTTTATGGAAAGTTGCTTGCGGAGCTTCAACCCAATCCCTCGACTGATGCTCACCCATCTACCACCATTTGGC